AGCCCGAGAGCGCCTGGGCATGGCCGCTCGGAACGAGCGGCGGCGGCTCGAAGGACCGGGGCTTCTTCGCGGTGCCCGAGGAGGGCGCCGAGGTCGCGGTCTTCTTCAACCAGGGCAACGTCGATGCGCCGTACTACCTCGCGGCGCACTGGGGAAAGCCGAACGGAGAGAGCGAGGTCCCCGAGGAGGCGCAGAAGAACCCGCCCGACAACCGCGTGCTCGCGACGCAGACCTTTCGCGTCGAGCTCGATGAGACGAGCGGCGGGCGGAAGCTCCGGCTCACCAACAGGAAGACCGGTGACCACCTCGTCTTCGACGCCGAGGAGAACACCGTGACCCTACAGGCGACGACGGCGCTCACGCTGCGCGCGGTGGGCGCCATCAGCATCGAGGGCACGCAGATCACCATCGGCGGCCGCGTCGTCCGGCCCATCGCCGCCCCCATCTGAAGGAGACGAACGTGGCCCTCCCGATCTGCCTCGAAATCCCTGAGCTCGGCGATCCGCCGGTCATCACGCTGCCGGGCGGCGTGAGCATCCAGCAGTTCAACCTGATGGAGGCCATCCAGCCCGCGCTCACGCCGCTGATGCCCGTGTTCGACATCATCGACACCGTGGTGGCGGTCTTCAATTGCGTGAAGGCCATCCCGGACTCGCTCGGGCCGCCGCCGGACCCCACCGCGCTCGCCGCGTGCATCCCCGAGCTGGCCGAGAAGGTGTCGAAGCTCTTGAAGCTCATCCCGCAGCTCTCGCTGCCGTACACCATCATCGGCATCATCGACCTGGTCATCGACACGCTGAGGCAGGCACGCGATCAGCTCCTGCACCTGCAGCAGCAGATGCAGCAGATCCTCGGGGCCATCGACCGCGCGACCGAGCTCGAGGACGCGGGGCTGATGGCCATCACGAGCTGCGCGCAGGCGAACGTCGCGACCGAGGCGGCGAACGTCGGCAAGGCGCTCGCGAGCCTCGGGAAGCTCATCGGCATCCTCAACATCTTCCTCGGCATGGTCGGCGCGCCCGAGGTGCCGGACCTCTCGAACCTCGCAGGACGTCCGCTCGACGAGGTGGTGCCGCCGATCGACGCCATCGTGAAGGCGCTCCAGGACGTGCGCGGCGCCATCCCGGTGCCGTGAGGACGACGCCATGAGCCGTGAAGCCCAGAATCTCCTCATCCCGTTTCGGCGCGACAAGAAGCGCGACTTCGCCGTCGACAGCGGCGAGGCGCTGCTCGCCTCGAAGGTCCGCCAAGCCTTGCTCACGGAGGGCGCCACGGCGCGCTCCTCGGGGGAGCTGCCCTGGCGCACCAACTTCGGCGCGGGGCTGGCGCTGCTGCGCCACCAGCGCAACGACGCTGCCCTGAAGGAGCTGGCCCGCATCTACGTGCGCGACGCGCTCAGACGGTGGGTCCCCAGCGTCCAGCTCGTGAGCCTCGCCGTCGAGCAGAGCGGCCCGACACTCATGCTGCGCTTGCGCGTCCGCGAGCGCGAGACCACGGCGGCGATGGACGTGTCGTTGGAGCGGTGAGCTTCACGCAAAGAAGCGAGGGGCGATCGCGAACGTGGCCCAAAGACATAGGGAAGCGATGAGCCCCAGGCGGCACGCACCCGCAAGCCGTGGGTGACCACGAAGTTCCCCGCGTCGCCACCAGAGAGCAGCCATCACCACGAAGGCCGCGACAGCGACGAACGTCGCCAACGTGAGGACCGGCTCGACCTCCGTCGGCGCGACGAGCGACGCGCACTCAAGCGCTGTCTTCACGCCTGCGACCACACCCAGCCATCGCCAGAAGCGCTCCCATCGCTCCGAGCCGCGTGTAGCAAACACCATCGCGGTTGCAGCGCCGAGCTGGCCCACGCCCATCAACGCGATGCGACCGACAGTGAGGAACGACTTTGGACCGGTCGTCGGAGCGTCGGCCCAAGGCGGACGGTAGAGCACGACGCTCTCGGGGAGGTTGGCGTACCCGAAGGCGACCATCAAGGCGCCCAACACGACGAGGCCCCACGCGACCGCGAGGAGTCGAAGCGACTGGTGCTGGAGGCCGATGCTGGACACAAGTTCACATGAACGCGCCGACGACCGTCCGTCAAGCGGGCGCTCCGCACTCTCGGGTGGTTGGCCAGTCCCCGAAGAATCCGTCGCCAAGGCTTTGCCTCCCCGGAGGCATCCCGCCGTGGCCATGCTGCCCGAGTCCGTCGACTACACCGACAAAGACTTCGACGCCCTTCGGGCGCGGCTGATCGCGCTCATCAAGAGCGTGTTCCCGGACTGGACCGACTTCGACGTCGCCAGCTTCGGGAACCTGCTCGTCGAGCTCTACGCCTACGTCGGCGACGTCCTGACCTTCTACCAGGACAACCTCGCCCGGGAGTCGCGGCTCGTCACGGCCACGCAGCGCAAGAGCGTGATGGCCCTGGCGAAGATGCTCGGCTACCGGCTGCACGGCGCGCAGGCGGCGGCCGCCGAGGTCTGGCTCCAGCTCGCCCGTGTGCCGGTAGCCAGCGTGACTTTCCCGGCCGGCACGGTGCTTCGTACCCAAGAGGTCACCGAGCCGGTTCGCTTCCAGCTCCTCGCGCCTGCCGTCATCGCCGCCGCCGCCGATCCGCCGCGCGTACTGGCGCTCGTCGAGAACTCGAGGGCGCACACGCAGCTCTTCGACGCGCGCGGGCTCGCGGACCTCGAGCTGCACCTCGACTTCGCGCCGTACCTGGACGACTCGGCCATCGTGTCGACGCCGCAGGGCGCGTTCACCGAGGTCGACAGCTTCCTCGACTCACGGCCCAACGACCGGCACTTCGTCGTCGCCGTCGACCAGAACGACCGAGCCACGCTGCGCTTCGGGAACGGCGTGAGCGGCATGCCGCCGAGCGGCACCGTCTCGGTCACCTACAAGACCGGCGGCGGCAGCGCGGGCAACGTTGACGCCGAGCGCATCGCCGTCATCGAGGGCGCCTTCAAGGACGCCTACGGCAACGCGGTGCAGGTCAGCGTGCGGAACCCCGCGCCCGCCTCGGGCGGCGCGGACCGGCAGACCGTCGCGTCGGCGAAGCTGCTTGCGCCTGAGAGCCTGCGCGCGCTCACGCGCACCGTCGCGCGCGAGGACTTCGAGATCAACGCGCGCCGCCTCTCTGGCGTCGCCCGCGCGCTGATGCTCACCTCGAACGAGGACCCGACCATCGCAGAGAACACCGGCATCCTCTACGTCATCCCGCAGTCCCAGGCGCCCGGAGCGATCCCCACGCCAGCGCTCAAGAACCTCGTGCTCCAGCAGGTGACCGAGGTCTACCCCTGCACGCTCACGTTCCAGGTCAGCGTGCAGGACCCGGTCTACAAGACCGTCGACGTCGCCGCGCGCATCTTCCTGCGCCAAGGCTACGCGCCGAACGACTTGCGCGACCGCGTGCGCGCGAACCTCGCCGCGTACTTCCGCGTGAACGAGCCCGACGGGACGCCGAACCCGCTCGTCGACTTCGGGTTCAACATCAAGGACGCCGAGGGCAACCCGGTGGGCGAGATCGCCTGGTCGGACATCTTCAACGTCATCCGCGACACGCCGGGCGTGCGGAAGATGGGCGACGCGCGTCTCGACCTGACGCTCAACGGCCTGCCTGCCGACGTGCGCCTCAACGTGCGCGAGTTCCCAGTCCTCCGTACCGTGACGCTGGTGAATGGCGACACGGGGGAGCTGCTCTGATGGCGATCCTCAACCCCAGCTTCGAGGACGCGGGCACACTCCCCGGCGAGGCCGAACACTGGGCGCTCTCGTCGGCGACGAGCCTCGAGGAGATCGCGGGCTTCGGCACCGCGCCCGAGGAGGCATGGGAGGACTTCGAGCGGTGGTTCGAGTTGCTCGACTCCATCGACAACGTGGTCGTCGTGCTCGCATTCTTCGACAGCGCGCTCAAGGGGTACGAGGAGTTCGAGAGCGGCTGGGCCAACGTCGTCTACCTCTACGACCTCCCGCCCGCGCAGCTCGTCACCGCGACCTTCGACGGGCTCGCTGCCGAGGAGTGCGAGACGGGGTGGAGCAACGTCCCTTACGCGCGCGAGTGGGCCGACGTCACCGCCGCGACGGGGGTCTTCGACGGCGAGCCGCGCGAGGACTTCGAGGACCAGTGGCGCAGCAACCAGCTCTACGCCTGGACGTGGGCGGCCGTGACCTCGAGCGCCGCGCTGTTCGACGCGGGCGCCCAGGCCGTCGAGGACTTCAACAACGGCTGGACGAGCATGACGACGCTCTGAGGAGACAACGATGGCCGAAGCAGACTGGACGTACCTCAACGACGGGCTCGACATCGCAACGGTAGACCGGGGCGTAACCGCGGGCATCGCGCGCCCACCGGGCGGCGGCAGCTTCCTCTACGCCTTCAACTCGCTCGCAGCCGTCGAAGGCGCGGTGGGCCTCTTCGCCAACCTCGCCAGCTTCGCGCCGATGGCCAAGGGCGGCTCGATTCGCGGCGTCGTGCAGCGCGGTCCGGGCGGCGGGCCCACGGGCTTCTCGCCGTTCCTGTTCCTCTGCTGCCAGGGGAACTCGGTCAACGACAGCGCGTACCTGCTCGGGCTCTCGGACGACGACCCGCACCGCATCGTGCTCCGCAAGGGCGCGGTGACGGTCGGCCTGCCGACGGCAGATGGCCCGGGCGTGTTGCTCAAGTCGGCGGCGTCGTTCGCGCAGGCGACCTGGCTCCACCTGCGCCTCGACGTCATCGTGAACACCAACGGCGACGTCGTCCTCAAGGTCTTCCAGAACGACCTCGCGCTGCACGCGCTCGGCACGCCGCCCGACTGGCAGCCCGTGTCCGGGATGGTGGAGTTCATCGACGACCACCTCGGCATCAACTCCGGCTCGCAGCCGCTCACGTCGGGGCGCAGCGGCTTCGGCTTCTCCGTGAAGGACGTCACGCGGCGCGCGTACTTCGACCACCTCGAGCTGTTCCGGCAGGTGTGAGCGATGGCGCTGACCGCGTTCACCAGTCGCCTCGGGCGCGGCCAGGGGCGCCTCGCGACGTCGAAAGCGACGGGCGGCGACTACGCCTTCGTCCTCGGCGACGCCGAGCCCGGGCGCGTGTTCGAGCTCGCGCCCGGCGACCACGCCGAGGTCACGCAGCAGACGGACCTCACCGGCGTGATCCTGCTCCGCGCGCTCCTGCGGCTGCGCGTGCCCGCGTCGACCCCTCCGGGGCTCGCGTGGGAGGCCAGCATCATCGTCGATGGCACCAAGCTCGCGTCCATGCGCGCCAAGCCCGGCCGCGAGCGCCTCGTCACCGACATCGCCGCGAACGTCTCGAAGCTCTCGGGCCTGCACACCATCGGCGTGCGGCTCGAGCTGGTGACCGCGTGAGGAGCCCGGCATGAGCACCCTCGAGCTGCCTGCGCTCTACATCGACTCGGTCGCGCTCGTGGTGACGACGCCGAGGCTCGTGCTCGTGAACCGCGATCCGAGCCCCGGTGAGACGGACGTGCCGATCGACGCGACGATCGCCATCGAGCTGGTCGACACCGGAGCGGACGGCGTCGACCGCGCATCCGCGCACGTGTGGGTCGACGGCGTCCTCGCGTTCGACGGCAGCGCCTTGCCCGAGCTCGCTCCGGCCTTTGCAGGCCCGCTCGCCGGCGTCACACAGACGGCGGACACGCTCCGCGTGGTGCTGCACCCGGTGGTGCCGCTTGCGAGCCTGGCCACGGTCCACGTGCGCGTG